CTTTTATGTTCCTTCTTTACCTGCTTCATAAGTTATGGTGCATACAGTTCCATCTGCTTTATAGATGTAAAGAGGAGTTGTACCGTCTTGTTTGAATATAAAGATATATCTTTGAGTTGAACTTCTCTCATGCCAATGTATAAACAAAGTACCTGTAGGGTCTGTTATGTTCTTGATATAGGTACTACCGTTTCTCTTCTCAAGTCCAGTAGTCATATATGTAAAGCAGTTATCTATTTCTTCCATTTGATTTGTGAATCTTTGGGTCTCTGGTTGTCTGGAAACCCCACCCACAAGATCAGATATAATTGTAGATACTATAGGCATTTATTTCTCCTTTATCGTGGACCCCAATATCTTCGTCCACCTATGCTTGCCCACACGCTCTTGGTGTTATCCATGAAGTTCGCATCTCTTGCACGAACATCCTTGGATCTTGCGTTGATACGGGACAGCATTGCTTGTTCATTCAATACAGCATCTGACTGCTTATCTCCGACTGTAAGGATCTGATATCGTCTTGCCGCATGATCTGCTGCGTAGAATTGATCTGCGGTTTCAAGATCCTCAAATTCAATTTGAACCACTGTCTTGATGTACAGAGTAGTACCTGATTCAAAGACATCGGTTCCTTCATTGTCAAGATCTATAAGATAAGTTGGATTTCTCCCCTGTGCAGCGACATTTCTGTTTGCACTTTCACCGTAAGTATCAACATGGATGACATTATCAGAGACATAAATCTTCCCGTTAGAGTCAGGAACTACTTCCGAGAATATTGTATTGGTATTTGTACCATTCATCTGAACCATTATGGTTGCTTCATTCAACATTTGAATGGCGATGGTAACATCATTTGCTCCAGATACTGTTAGTGAAGAAACTGGGAATTCTCCAGATGCTACTAGGATTCGGTTGACGGCATCAAGGCGGGAAAGCGCACCCATGTATGGTACTCCTTTTGTAATTTAGTATTGCTTCTGCATGTTCAGGATCTCTAATCATACCTTCTATCTTATTGCATAATTGACATAATACTTTACGAATTTCTCCAGTATCATGATTATGATCTTGACATTTATCTGTATCATTCTTAAATGCTATATTACAACATTCACAATTAGTACAAGAGACATAATGATTCCAATCATCCTCAGTTGCTTTTGGATATTTGTTATAATATGCCTTATCTTTATTCTTTCTATAGTATTCTCTACCATATTGCTGTCGTTTATCTAGATGTTTATAGTAAGATTTAGAAGTATGCATACGATGATATTCCATTCGTTCCTCTTCTGTCATCTTTGATAAGAACTTATTTCTTCTTTCTTTTGACTTTTGCCTTCTGACTTCTGGATCTTTATATGGCATAAGTTCTCCTTGAAAAAACGAAAAATAAGCGGATGGAATATTTCATCCATCCGCCTTAGAGTTGTGATTAATACTCAGAGTATTCGTGAAATCCATACATCTGTCTTGGTTTCAGAAGTAGCAGGTGAAGTCAGAGTGACAACACCAGATGAAATGGTTACAACCAAGTCATCTGCTGTAGTACCTGAAACTGCAAGGTGAGTACCTGAAACTTGTGCTTTTGCAGCAGCATTTACGAAGATGAAACCACTTGCGTTCTTTGCTGCCGTTGCGCCTACGCCTTGAACAGAAAAGACTGCTGGATAGGTTTTGACTGTAAAGGTAAGAGTGTCGCCAGCGGCAACTTGTCCTAGTCTGTGTTGAGCACCCCAATCGGCATCTTTAAGAGTTACAGTTGAGATGGGATTGACTGCTTCAATGGTTTCTTTATACAAATTGGTAGTAGTATCTGCCATGTTATTTTATCCTTTTGTTGATTGTAGTAGAAAATGAAAGATAATATTGGGGAGTTTGCAGTCCTCCCCATTCATTATCAGGCGGCACTGATTTCGTATGCGCAGTAAGGACGGAGTGCTCCGCCACCCATGAGCATCTTAGCAACCATAAAGTCGCTTTGACGACGAACATCACGCATAGTTTCAGTGGTGATACCTGCCATTTGTACAACGCCGATGGCAGACTTATGGAACATTACGCCCATGGTCTTGGTGAAGTCACCTTGGTACTTAGCAGGACCGGTAGTAATGTTGGTTGTTGGAATGTGATTTGATGCATAAACAGGAGTACCGAACACATCAATAGGAACTTGATAACCTTGAGTAGCGTTAGCATTTGGTCCCTTGATTCCGAGATCGCTACGACCCCAGATACCACCAGCAGCGGCGTTCACAACACTACCGTCGTAGTATGGAAGACCAAGACGACGGAGAGCGTAATAGAGACCAACTCTAACTACGCAAGCACGCTCGTTGGCAGGAACATCTTTCTCATCCATTGCTTGAGAAATGCTTGCCATTGCTTCAACGAGAGCAGCACCGTCACGCTCAGTGTTGCCGTTTGCAGCGGAGAAGTCTGAGAAACCGTCAGCAGTAGCATAATCGTTACCACCGATTGGGAATGAGTTAGTACCGGTATCGGCAGTTACTCTTGCTGCATTGACGAGCAAGCAACCAACCTTACGGTCCATTTGGCGTGCCATTTCACGACCGCATTCAAGAGCGAGTTCATTGCGAATATCAAAGTGTGCCATTGAGGTATCAATGTCATCAACTTCAAAGTGAGCAACTAGAGGACGGTCATCAAGAGAAATGGTGTACTCTTTGGTATCAACATCCATACCGAGGAGTTCAGTACCCGCTTCGTGGTACTCTGAACCAATCTTCCAGACGGCAGGATATTTGACATCCTTACCTTCAGTGATTTGTTTGTAATTAACGAGAGGGAGGAATTGATTTGCTTCCTCAAAAGCAGCGATAACTTCTCCACCAAAGACTGGTAGGAGCAAGTCGGTTGGAGTCTGAGAACCAGTAGCAAGTGCTTGGTTAGTCAGAAATCTCAGTGTATTAGCATTATTTGCCATTGTAATTTATCCTTTGTGAATTTGTTTAAAACATTAAAACTAAACGAACATTGTGATGCCTTCATCAGATTGTCCGTGCCTTGTCCACAAAGGGGGGTCGGGTCTAACTATACATCTAAGTCCTCTCCTATACTCTCATATAGAAGAGAACTAAGAGAAGAGAAAGAAATAATATGCTGTTAGAGAAACAGCATGTAGCGAAGTTCCATGTCGGGTAAGTCCCGATTTTATGGATCTCTATTTCAAGTGATAATAATTTTCGCTGACTTCCTAAGGTTTTCTTTTTCAGTAATAACCTGTAGGTTTCTGGGATGATGTATACCACCCTTACTCAAAGGATGAATATGGTCTACCTCATACGGAGTCCCTGTGATTTGACCGAGACCATCGGCAACAGCATACAGGAAATCAATCTCCAGTTTCTCACGGTCGGTGAGTTCTGGAGTTTGGTTTAGTTTCCTTGCTCTTCTTCGTCCTGATTTTGCATTTACTTTTGCGGGGTTATTTTTCCCCCATTCTTTTTGATATTCTTTTCGTTGCTCAGAATTATTTTCATAATGTTGGCGATTGTATTCGGGATGTTCTTCTCGCCATTTACGATTTAATTCCCGTCGTTTCTCTGCGTTATTTTGATTCCACTTACGATTCCATTCCCGTCGTTTCTCTGGATCTTTATACGGCATTTGGTTTACTTTTTAATAGTTCTTCTGCTATTTGTTTTCCTACTTCAATGCCCTTATTATAACTATCTTGTTTCTCTGCGGCAACCTTAGCATCTTCACCCGGTCGTTTCATTAACAATCCGCCACCACCTGCTAGAACTGAAAGAAGTAAAGCACCACCGGGGAAGGACGGGGCAGCACCTTGAATCAAACCCATACTAGTATTTAGCAATGAAGCGATGAAATCATATGTGCGGTTAGAATCTTCTACTGCAATCTTTAGTGCTTCAGTATTGCTAGAGACATAGTATTGCCAATCTGCCCATACTTTGTTTGCTTCTGCTAGGGTTAGTTTTCCTTCTGGTAAATCTAACGCTTGCGTAACTTCTGTTGGTGGTGTGAATGGAATCCACGACTGTACATTACAACCTTGTGCTACTCCCATAACAAGAAATGCTGCTACAGTTAATCCCCATAACCCTAACGAATATTTATTTTGCTTGATCCAGTTTACCATTTGTTATTTCCTTTGGAGGTTTAACCCCGAATATAAGTGTAGATAAGAATATTATAAAGGCGAGAAATACAGTGACTAGGTATTTCTTTATCCATTTAACCATTTGCTATCTCCAGACGAACGAATCCTTGCTTGTACCCAATCGGTATATTTCTTATCTCGTCCATACCTTGGGTCACGAATGTGCGTGGTCATATCCTTACGGTTCATGAACGGTTCAATTTCTTGTGTTGCAACCACAGAAGTCTTTTCTGGAACCGATTTCTTTGGTTCTTTTGCGGTTGGACTTGGTGTACTTTCTCTTGACATTCTGGCGTGTAGACCAAGCAGAGTAGTCTTCCAAGCAGGTGAACTAAGTTGCTGATTGACCACTTGTCTTTCTTGGTCTGATAGACTTTCACTTGCAAATTTGATGATCTTCTGAAGTTCATCGTTACCTCCTACCATCTTTGCTGCTTCTTGAACCAAGGCAATACTTCTCTGTTTCCAACCATCAACATATTGATTGATGATATGATCCGGTACTTTGTACTTTGCCTTTAATTTTTGTCTGGTTTGTGACGAGAGGTCTCCTGTTTTCTGGAGTTCAAAACCCAACTCGTCCCATTCCGCATCGTTCTCTGTTGGTGCTGGTTGTTCTGGTATTGCGAGTTTGTCTGAAATCGGCGATTCATTTTCTTCCGATTGGGGGTTAACATCAGGTTGTTCTTGCTCCTGTTGCTTCTTGTACTTGGAAAGTTCCTGACTTGCTTTAGTGTACGACTTTCTTAGTTCTTTATACGATGCAATGAATTTCTCAGGATCTCCCTTGAATTGATCTGGTAGGTTGTTTGGATTTGCTTTTGCAAACTTCTCAACCGATGCCAACTCTTGATCCTCTTGTGTAATTTCAGTCGGGGTGTTCTCTGGTTTCTCAATCTCTTCTGACATTTCTTATCTCCTTAAACTTGTTGCTGTTGTACC